CCAGCGCCGTTTGGCAATGATAGTACTGATGCACCAGGGTTCTTCTGTTCAAAGTTTTTACCCATAGGAGTTTGCATATATATAGTTTTAGCTTCAGCTTCACACCATTCCTCTAGTTTAGAGATAGTGTCAATAGCTACATACTTATATGGTTTTCCATCTTTCATAATAGCTTTACCAACCTCAGCAAGTTCTTTCAAGTTTGTAACCTTTACTTTCAAGGCGTCAACCATATCTGAACCTTCTTCGAGATCAATAATCAAACAGTCTTTCAACTGAGATAATACTGTAGTCTTACCTATCTTAGGTGGACCATAGATTATCATATTCTTAGGCGACTTACGGCTCGCCTTTACCACGGTTTTTGGTAGCTCCATTAGTTTCTTTCTTTAATATTAAACGTACTCATATCTGCTTCATAGCCAATCATACCAAGCAAGCCATCACGATTCTTTTCCATGTGGCATGCAAGCAGGCCCTGCGGGTTTTCACCGCAGTATGATTCTGTAATACCATACAAATCATAAGGACGATTAAGAATCATAACTACATGTGCATCCTGACCAATACTGTCACCACCAAACAAATCTGTTAGTAGTGGCTGGTACTGATTTTTAGCACGATGTTCTTGTTCTATGTTACGATTAAGCTGTGATAATAATATATTAATAACTCCAAGTTTTGATTGCATCCACATACAACCCTTGGATATTGTATTTAGTCTACGTAATTCTGTATCTTCATTACCACGTATCAAACGTGAATGGTCGAACAGATTAATTACTGTGTGACTAGGATGCTGAGTAAATAGTTCCTCGTTTGTGTTCATGATATACTCCATACTACGAGGTATGTTATTGAAGTATATAGGATAGTTACCATACTTTTGTACCTTAGCTGCATAAGTTTTGAAGTCTATATCTGACAGCGGTGACTCTACTGACAACAGATCTGACATCTCTTTCTTTACATCTTTTGATGCACTACGCATTACCTGTTGGTAACCCGGCATCTCAAAGGTCCAGTATAATACTATTAGTTTCTTATCACTGTTTGTATCTAATACATCAAAGATAAGTTGATTGCTAAATGCTGACTTACCCACACCGGGGCGGCCAGCTATCACATACATCTTGCCCTTCTGTAATCCACCTAAAAGATTCTTGTTTAGTCTTTTCCAAGACGTAGCTAGCACATTGCGCTTACCAAGCTTGGCTTGCTTTACAACTGCTATGGACTGATTAACAGCCCTATCTATTTTTTGAAACCCTCTAGTTTGGAATACATCAGAGCCGTCTTGTGATACGGTTTTCTGATTGTTCTGCATTCTCGTCTATATTTATATACTTTTCCCAAGTATGATTATTCAACCAAACTTCTAAGCCTTGCATATACTCTAGCCTATCTCGTTCTACTTTAAGTTGTACTTTTAATAACTTAATAATTTTATCATGTACAAACTTTTTAGTTCCAACGATTCTACTATACTTAGCTCTAGCTTTGTCATTTGATTTACAGTCAGGATCAGCTGCATGTAATATTCTAAACCCTCTGTTAGTTGATACCTTCATTGGGTATGTATTAATTAGTTCTGTAAACATCTGATCAAAATCACTAGAAAATAAATCTATAAACTCTTGGCGTATTACATGCTGCTCTGCACTATCCCCTAACTTTACAAACCCTTTGGCTTGTAGATCTTCCCAGTTAACGTTCAGCTGCAAAGCATTTAATGTCTTAAACCCTTTTCTGTATATAGCATATAGTGCAAGATAATCATCTGCACTAATCTTATTTTCAAGTAATAAATTTATATCAATTTCTATTTGCATAGGCTTGTAAATTTACGAAAAATGTGCCTGATTAACAAGTTAACCAGGTCACATTATCTAGATTTTTAACACTACTTTTTAGCCACTTTTCTTCTTGGCTATCTTTGACATATAGTATATGTATCTTACCTATCTTGCCTTCTTGATAACGTATGATTCTACCCACACGTTGTATCATAGTTAAAGCTTTACTAGTTAGTCCACATATCACAGCCATAGTTGCATCAGCTACATCAAAGCCTTGGTTCAAAGCTTTAGTAGAACATAGCACAGGCTTATCACCTGATCTAAAATCTGCTAACGCTTTTTCTCTTTGCTTTTTTGTTTTGCCACTATGGTATACGCTAGAAAATGTTTCTGTAGCATCAGCAAGTTTATTTGTAAACTCGTTACTACCACCAAACACAAGTATCTTTTCACCTATGTTTCTAATAACAATCTTTTGCAGCTGTGCAATCTTATTATCTGCATGATCTACTACAGCTTTACGCTGTCTAATAGATCTGTAGAACTGCGCAGCTGCTGCCTTGTCTTCATTACTAGCTGTATTCTTGCCTGCTCCCATAATATGTTTAGCTCTATCAAACGCACCAAACTGACCAAGACAATACTTAGCATATACAAATGTATTGTTTGCTTTTTTGTATTGTTCTTGTTCAACTTCAGTTAATTCAATAGGTATACATACAATCTCATAAGGAGAAACAAGTCCTAACTCTACACATTTATCCAAAGATATTTTATATACAGTTGGAGCCATCTTAAATAATAACTCTTTGTATTCAAAATCTTCTGGCAGTGTAGCAGTCATACACAATAGTCTATCCCAAGTATTGTTCTCAAAGAACTTACGATACTCAGGAGACAGACCAAGGTGTATTTCATCACAGACTACGACGCTGTAATGATTATCTTCAAGTTTATAAGCAGATGCATAGCAAAGTATATCTACACGATCTAGCACATGCTCATACCCCCACTTAATAAACTCTTCTTTAAACTGTTCTTGTAACTGATTAGTTGGAACTAACACAAGACCCTTGCCAGACTCAGTACCATCCAAAGTTTTACCAATAGCGATAACTCCACATCTAGACTTACCAAAACCGGTACCAGCAATAATGCTACCACTAAACTTATGTTTAGCCCAGTTATTAAGTGCTTTCTTTTGCTCTTCATCTTTTACTTTTATTAATTTAGACATCGTCACGATAGGCATCTGGATCTGGCTCATAATCTGATATTTCTTCTTCAATACTTTCTGCAAGTGTTTCTGTATCTGTGATTCCTGTTTTGGTTAAGAAATGTAAAAGATCCACAGTTGTATACTTTTCATTTTTATCTCGTAGGTGTGCCCATACATGGTCAACCCTAACTCCACCTTTATACCCCGTGGTGTCATCTGGTTCAGAGTACTCATACTCTACTTGAACGATGTATCCACCGTCAAGTTCTAATTCATATAAACTCATGTTAATAATTCTTTTATGTTAATAATTTGTTGTTTTAAATCTTCGTTCTCAAATTCAAGATGCTCCACACGTGCAGCAAACTTTGCAATCATGTCATCCTTATCATTACAATCACCCATACCTTTGATACCTATAGCTGTAGCGCATATATTAAAAAACTCTTCATATGCTTTGTCTACATCCATAAGATCAGCATGTACCTTGAATGCGTGTATTACTGTAGAATGATCTCTGTGAAATATAGCACCATTTACTGTAGTGCTGTATTGTAACTTATCATTGATAAGCACCATACATATACGTCTAGCTGCAACTACTTCACCATTTCTAGTTTTACCTCTAATTTTACTAATTGGCACTTCAGTTAATCTAGACACAGTTGCAAGTATGCGAGCAACATTTGAGTCTAGTTTATACAATTTTATTTTTGCCATGATTTACTAATATTTGTGTCCGCTTTTAGCAGACCGTTAGTTACTACTTTTAATGCTGCTTCCTCCATGTGTCTAGTCATTATATCTACCCACTGTTCCGCAAAGTCTTCTCTACATATAGTATCAATCTGATCATGAACTGTCATAACAATCTTTACAGGAAAGTTATTCTTCTTGATAGCTTGACGAATATATATAAGAGCAAGTTTAGTCATGTCAGCTGATGCACCTTGTATAGGTGTATTCTTACTAGCACGTTCTATACTACCAAGCTCAAAAGCTTGAC